TCATTTATTTGCAAAATATCACATTCCATTCTTATTTTACAAAAACAAAAAACTGTTTAAAAAGGTTTTTGGTTTTTGGAAAAAAAATTAGGAGCGAATTGCTATATTCATAAAATTTTTTGATTTAAAAATATCTTGATGTATTAAAAAAAACAATGAGTGTACAATCGCAATCGTCTTGTTCAGTTTTAAATGGACAAAATATAACTTCAGGTTTTATCGACCTAGCCACTTATGACGAACTTGAAAAAAGTCTGTACGGTGGTCTTAAGTCCACTTCATATTTTGTAAGAGAAACTCGAAAATCCACCTGGTTCACACAAATCCCCGTTGTATTGCAACGAAGCAGTGGATGCCCTGATTTTGGTGAAGAATTTTCAGTCTCTGTTTCACGGGCAGGAGATTACCTTCTTGACACCTGGCTTCGTTTGACAACTCCGGTTATTAGTTCGTTAAGCGCTGGGTCGGACCAAACGGGTGCAGTTATTTCAGGTGGTTTACTGTTTGCCTGGACAAATAATTTAATGCATAACTTGATAGTTGAAGCGTGTATTACCTTTAACGATCTCGTCGCGGCGCGTTTTGATAAGTACTTTTTAGATTTCTGGACTGCTTTTACGGTCCCCGGTTCAAAAAAATCCGCTTATAATTCCATGATTGGTAATATTTCCGAACTTACCGTTCCGAGTGCATATCTTCCGTCAAGAACATTAAATTTACCACTTCCATTTTTCTATTCCCGTGATAGTGGGGTAGCCCTGCCAACAGCTGCACTTCCCTATAATGATATTCGTATTTCACTTACATTTAATAGCATGGAGAACATATTGGGTACCTTCGTGCCTACACCAACAGGAAATGGAAGTTCGGAAATGGTTTGCACGCCTTTAAGTGCAGTTTCAAATGCAACCACTTTTAACGAATTAACTAGTTCCGACAATGTCTTGGCTCCTGATTGTATTGTCCAGGGAATTAAAAACGCCCAGGTATGGGCCAATTATGCCATCGTTTCAAATGACGAACGTAAGAGAATGGCTTGTGCTCCTAGAGATATCTTAATTGAACAAGTTCAAACGGCCCCTGTTCGTGACTATAACCCGGTCGCGAATGGAACATCGCAGTATGATGTTCGTTTCTCCCATGCAATTAAATTATTATTATTTGGAGCTCGTAATATTACATGCCCTCAACAGGGTTCAAATTATTCTTCAATGTCAAATACTTATGTCCGAAATGAATCAGCAACGCGATTAGAAGTATTACAAAAGAACAGTTTACCGAATCTCAATGGTGGTTTAGCTCTTCCACCTGCTGTTGTGGAAGTAAAACAACAAGAAATCGGGGATTATGAATTAGCATCCGTTGATGGAACTTCGGGTGTAAACAGCAATTTCGCCCCAAGTGTTGTTTATCAGGGTCCAAATTCCTATCAAAATGATGGTTACAATGGTCTAAGTGCGGGTTTGGATAACACGAATTGTAAATATCTTGATCCGGTTGGGCGTGTTTCTTTACTGTACGAAAACACTTACCGTTTAGCGAGTATGGTTAACGACTATTTTAGCTTAGTTGATGCTTTCTATGATGCTCCAACAGCTCCTAGTAATGATTATGGTGCTCCGTTGAGTGTTTCTGGTGCACAATCGGCTGGTTATCACATGTATTCATATTCCCTTGATTTTATTTGCTTAGATCCCATGGGTTCAACCAACTTTGGAAAACTTACGAATGTGAGTATGAATGTTGCACATTCGGCGGCTGCTGTAAATTCGGCGGCGTCTGTAGCTGACGGTGGATGTGCGCAGAAATTCCAGTTTATGGTTCTTGGAGTAAATAATAACATTATCCGCGTGTCGGGTGGTGCATTAGGATTCCCAGTTCTATAAACAAAGTTTTTGGTTATAATAAAAATTCTCAAATTGTCAAAAAATTTTAGGAGCAAAATTGCTATTATTAATAAAATTTTTTGATTTAAAAATATCTTGTAATATTAAAAAAACATCATGTCAGGAACTATATGTACATCCAATGTAACGTCAGGATTTATCGATCTTGCTACGTACGATGAAATTGAAAAATATCTTTACGGGGGTTTGAAATCATGCGCGTATTTTGTTCGCGAGACCAAGAAATCTACCTGGTTCACCCAAGTGCCAGTATGCTTACAAAAATGTAACGGGGCTGTAGATTTCGGAAAAGAAGCTTCCTTTACAATTTCCCGCGCTGGAGATTATCTTTTAAACACCTGGTTACGTGTTACACTTCCAAGTATCTCGGTTGCTTTTAGTTCTGCCGTTTCTGTCTCATGTGTTGCCATGTGGACCCCAAACCTTATGCATAATTTGATCCGTGAAGCAACCGTTACTGCCAATGACCTTGTTGTTAATCGTTTTGATAATTATTTCTTAGATTTCTGGGCCGCGTTTACCGTTCCAAAATCTAAAGCCGCGGGTTATAATTTTATGATCGGAAATCAAACCGCGTTAACAACACCCCAGGTTTTTATACCCCAGCAGAGTCTTAACTTACCATTACCTTTCTTCTTTTCAAGAGATTCAGGGGTCTCTCTTCCCACGGCGGCTCTTCCTTATAATGATCTAAAGATTAATCTTTGCTTAGCTCCAATGGAAGATTTAGTAACTGTTTTTGAATTCGACGGAGCCCCGGGCGCCGCAACCTCACAGGTTTTATGTAAAAATTTAAATAATGCAAATTGTGTAATTGAAGTTAACGGACAGACGAATTCATCGGCTCGTTCTTTAATTAATTCTAATTTATGGGCAAATTATGCGATTGTATCGAACGATGAAAGAAAACGCATGGGATGTGGCCCAAGAGATGTTCTTATTGAACAACCATATAAATTCCCAGCTCAAGATTATATCCCGGATGTTGTTGGTGGTAATGTTTCTTATGATTTACGTTTCTCACATGCAGTAAAAGCCTTATTCTTTGCCGTAAGAAATACAACTTGTAAAACATTATGGTCACATTACGGCACTGGTCCCGCAAATGTTGATTATGGATCACGGGCGGTCCCCTCCGATCCCCTTGTTGGATATTCAGGACAGGTACCTGGAGAAGGTTTTAGTTACAACAATGGACGTTCTCAAGTTCTCCCTCCCACTCTCTTAAAACAATGCAATCGCAGTTACTTGTACGCAGTGGATCATGATCCAGTTGCCGCGGCTTCTCTTCTTTATGAAAATACTGCACGTCTTGCGAATATGGGTGGATTGGATTATTATGGTCAAGTTCAACCTTATTACCATGGTGGTGCGGCTCCCAATGCTGGAAACATTTGGTCTCCATTAAGTTCTGTTACTAAAGATTCTTTAAGCACTGGCGGGGCAAGCCGAGTCGGTCTTCATATGTACTCATATTCGTTAGACTTTTTGTGTCTGGATCCAATGGGTTCAACCAATTATGGCAAATTAACAAATGTCAGTTTGAATCTTGTATTTTCGGATGCCGCTGTTGCGTCTCACAACGAGGGATGGTACCAGCCAATGGCCAGAGGTAATTCTACAGACGGAAATAATACTATTCAGACTTATCAGTTTGTTTGTAGCTCAGTTGCTAATAATATCGTTCGTTATTCGGGTGGTGCTCTTGGTTTCCCAGTGTTATAAATTTAATCGTAGGAAGGGAATTTGATTTCAGAAAAATAAATTGTCAAAAAATTTTAGGAGCAAAATTGCTATTATTAATAAAATTTTTTGATTTAAAAATATCTTGTAATATTAAAAAACAATCATGTCAGGAAATATATGTAGTTCAAATGTAACGGCTGGATTTATCGATCTTGCTACTTTTGATGAAATTGAAAAATATTTATACGGCGGAAAATACGCCACTTCCTATTTCGTTCGCGAAACTAAGAAATCAACCTGGTTTACTCAAGTTCCCGTCGTTTTAACGCGTGCTAGTGGTCAATGCGGATGGGGTCAAGAATGGTCTGTTAACATTTCACGCGCTGGTGATTATCTCACTGATACATGGCTTGCCGTTGAAATCGGTGATGTTAGTGTTGCTAAAGCTGAAGATGGGATTTCGCTAGCGCTTCTTAAATGGACGCCAAATCTGTTACACAACCTTGTTGCGGAATGCTGTGTAACTTTTAATGATCTGGTGGCTGCTCGTTTTGATAGTTTCCATCTAGATTTCTGGTCCGCTTTCACCGTACCTGCTGAAAAAGCGGGTATTTATAATACGATGATTGGAAATTCTGGCCCCGTTCAATTACCTGCAAATATGGTCGTCGGAAGTACATTATACGGTGGCAGATTCTACTTACCTCTTCCATTTTTCTTCTCTAGAGATTCTGGTGTTGCTCTACCCACAGCGGCCCTTCCTTATAATGAAATGCGAATTAATTTTTCATTCCGAGATTGGTCGGATTTAATTACGAGATTCAATATAAAGACCTTTTCCAGTTCCAGTTTAGGAACTACTGAATGTGTGGCGGCAACTGCGACTGATTTCCTAAATGGCAAGGGTCCTCAGC